GAAAGACTTAAGACATGTCCGTTCTGCGGTGGAAACGCAATGTTCTTAACCATTAGAAATAAGCCATTACATTCGGATGTTGGGGTAATGTTCAAAATCAAATGTATGAAATGCGGAACAGAACTTCCAAAAAGCTATGAATGTGAGATGTACATGGATCAGGACGGAGGCATCAGAACAGGGAAAGACGAGCGAACGAAAGCAACTACAGATTGGAACAGGAGGGCGAGCGATGGGAAGATTGATTGATGCTGAGCTGTTTTTGGACAACCTAAGCGGAAGGCTTGAAAGCATGAAAGATTATGATGCAGTAAAAGATGTGATTAACAATATGCCGACCGCCTATGACCCGGACAAGGTCGTGGAACAGTTGGAAAAGCTGAAAAGCCTTGTACCAGTAAATAGGATACTTGATGATATTGTAAATGATAAACCAAAAGAATTAGGAATGCTTATAGCCTATGAAAAGGCTATTAAGATTGTAAAAGGCGGTGGAGTAGATGGCTAAGTGGAATGCGGGCGTAGGTTTACAATTAACGATTGACTATGATGACATTGAAGCTGATACAGAAGCGGAAGCCATTCAGATTGCAAAAGAGAGGGCATTAGAAGATATCGAATGGAATAACTGCGACTGTGATGCGAGCAATCCGATTGTGTATTACTGCCAGAAGAAAGAAACGGAGGAAGCGGAGGATGAGTAGGGTATTGCCGATTTTATTCAATACAGAGATGGTTCGGGCAATTCTGGACGGACGGAAGACTTGCACCAGACGGTTGGTAAGATTTTTACCTGGAGAAAATCCACAGTGGACTGGATATATTAGAGATGGACTGATGCTCTACAACGGAAGGAATGAGCCTTGTATCACGAAAGCACCGTATCAACCGGGAGATATATTGTATGTCCGGGAAACATGGCAGTATTTATATGAATTGGACGGAAATGAACAAATCATTGAAGATACAGGTAAATATTATTATGCAGCAACAGATACAATTTCATTCAATACATATGTTGATGAAAATGGATTGGAACATGAACATGTGCCGTGGAAACCATCCATCCACATGCCGAAAGAAGCGGCACGTATCTGGCTTAAGGTTACGGATGTGAGGGTAGAGCTTTTGCAGGAGATTACATCTGAGCAGATTAGCAGAGAGGGTGTAGAGGTGGAATATCCTCATGTGTTGAATGGAGAAGAAAAAAGATATGCGTTTTCGACTCTTTGGAACAGCACCATCAAGAAATCCGACCTTGACCGATATGGTTGGAATGCATCACCGTGGGTTTGGGTTATCGAATTTGAGCGGTGCGAGAAGCCGGAAGGAGTGTGAGGATATGAGCAAATTTGATTATAACTATTTTTACGGAGACGGCGATTCGCTTGGTTTCAATGCGAGTAAATATAACAAGGAAGAAGCTTTAAAAATTGGCGCGGAAGAATATGGGTGTAACGTAAACGATTTAACGGTAGAAGAAGCCTATATTTATTATGGTTTTGGAACTGATGAAGATGGAGAAGCACGTACAACGTATTGGATTTGCGATGTACCTAAAGGGAATAGCTTTAAAGCATGGAAAGTGTATAAAAAATAGGAGGAATAGAAGATGCCTAAAGCAGTATTGGTGACGGATATGCCGGAATCGTGCGTGTATTGTCCATTAAGCCGATTATTATATGGGATGGAAACGGCATAGAGTGCGTGGCAGCAGGTAGAATAAATCGAATTTGTAAGGTGATACCAGATTGGTGTCCGCTCCGGGAACTGCCGGAAAAAATGGAAGTATGTGGAACATACAATTCAGATTATTATGCAAAAGTCGGGAAAATGCCGTCATACAAGACAGGCTGGAACGCCTGCTTGGATGAAATTTTAAAACATGAAAGCGAGGATTAATTTTTATGAATAAAAAAGATGTATTAGAAATCAAGCGGAGATTCCGAAAAGAAGCGTGTACATTCACAAGAATGTGCGGATGTTATGTGGACGCAGACCATAATAAAATCACAAAAATCGGTGAGACATTTTTGAATCTGGATGATGCAGAGTATTTTAAATATCTTGACATTGCGAAAAAGACATTGTCAGGAAAACTTGGCAACAACCTTTTAGAGCTGGAATTCCCACTGAAAGAGGAAGCTACAGGCGGCAGACAACAGTTTTTGATGGGACTGCGTGAAAGCAAACTGAAAAACGATGATCTGATGGATACTTTTTATGACATGATCATTGACAGTTACGATTATGTTGGAAATTATCTGATCCTAATTTTCCACGATGCCTATGATGTCATAACCAAAACTTCTGACAATGACAAATTAGACGAATCAGAAGAAGTTTACGAATATCTGCTGTGTGCAATCTGCCCGGTAAATCTGACAAAGCCGGGGCTTGGTTATCGTGAGGACGAAAACCGCATTGAATCACGAATCAGAGACTGGGTTGTTGGGATGCCAGATACAGGTTTTATTTTCCCAGCATTTACTGAGCGAAGCACAGACATCCATTCTGTGATGTTTTACAGTAAAAACACGAACGAGCCACACTCTGAATTTATGAAAGCTGGACTTGGATGTGAAGCAAAAATGACAGCATCAGAGAAAAAGAAAGTGTTCCAGAACATTTTAAATGATGTGCTGGGAGAAGATGATGCAGAAAATAATAAGATCTGCTTAGAAATACACAGCGTTCTGGACGATACCTTAATCGCAAATGGAAGTGCTGATCAGGAGGAAGAATCACAGAAAGTCGAACTTACACAGGATATCCTTAAAAAGTGTCTGGATGAAGTCGGACTTCCTCAAAATATGACAGATCTGATTTTGAAAAGCCGTAGAGAACTGCTTCCGGTGGACACACTTGTATCAGATGTTGTAGATAAAAAGGCTGTTGCAGAAGCAAAAAAAATCAACTACATAGCAGATTTAAAAGAACTGCTTGAAGCCGCAGCAATTAAACTTTCAGAGACATATTCTGACGATGATGTACTTGTAAAAGAAATCAGAGAAAAGATTTGAGGTATTTTTATGAACAATGGTGAATTAAAAGAGTATCTTAATAGATTTCCAGAATGACGCTTCACTCAGCGTCATTCTGGCAAATCCTAAAAAAAGAAAATTGTACCAAATTAATAAAATTTATATCGGTGCAGATTTTGAACGGCCAGTGTTTATTATTGATGTCGGAAAGGAATCTGATATGGATGCGGAAATGGTCAAGGCCTGCGAAGAGGATGAAAACGTGGAAGGACAGATGGAGATCGAGGACTTCCCGGAGTATATGCCGGATGGCTTTAATAAAAACGATATAGTCAGTTAAATTAGAATTTAAAGAGAAAAATTATGGCAGCAAAATTAATTAGAACAAATAATTAAAAAAGGAGATACTGACATGACAAGAGAAAAAGAAGTTGAACTATTAATGAAAGACGGCGACACCAGATCAGAAGCAGAAAAGCATTTGAAAGACGGAGCTGTGATCATTGAAGATCTGGCAGAGAATCTAGGAAGCTATCTTGACGAATGGGACGTTGACGAGGAAGACCGGGGAGCTTACAGAAATATGATTGAAAAAAAGATCCCTGCTGCAGGCTGGGGAGTTGTTGAAGATGGCGGAAAAACTTTTTATATCATGTACGTGCTGTAAAAAAAGCTACAAACTTAGATTTGCTTAATTTGCAGTTAAGTTGGAATTGAGTTAACACAAGATATGTGAGTTAAACTGTTAAGAATTTAGTGGAGGTAGAAGAGATGGGTGAATTAATTAAAAGACAGGATGCAATTAACGCAGTTATGCAAAATTACTGCTACGAATCTGACAGAATGACAGCATTACAAGAACTTCCTGTAATAACAGATGAAAAAATCAGAAATGAAGCAATTATAAACTACTCAGTTGCAGTGCTGGCAGAGGTTGCGGAACGTGCTAAACAGGAAGATGCACCAATTTATGAAGGAGATAAGGAAGTTGACCAGTGGGTGCGTTTATCAGATGTAGAAGAAGCAATCAATAAGTATTTAAACTGAACATAACGGAGGTAAAAAATATGAAAATTGATGATTTAAATTTATCAGTCAGAACATATAACACATTATTAAGAGCAGGAATCACATCTGTTGAGAAAATCAGAGAAATGACAGATGAAGATTTGAAAAGTGTAAAAAATCTGTCTGAAAAATGCTATAAGGAAGTTAAACAGGCGGTATATTGTACGGATTGCAAGAGAAGTATTTACGGAGAGTATAAGAATTGCGATGTTAATATTGAAAACCACGGGAAATATGTTCTTGCAGGGGATAAATGTGGGTGCAAGGTGGTCTAACCGAACTTTAACGGAGGAATCAACATGAAACTGATAAAAAAGAAAGCTGAATTTGTGGGGTACGTAGTTTACAACGTGGGGGATCTCCAAGAGTGGAGATGCCCAGAGTGGAGATGTCCAGATAAAGATTGTGGGATGAGCGTGATGGAAGAATATAAATGCTGTCCATATTGCGGACGGCGTTTAAAATTTGATAAGAGCAAAAATGAACTTTAACGGAGGTAAAAACAATGAGATTCTGTAATTGTATGGAGATGTGGCGTAAAGATATGGAGGAAGATGACATTTCGAACGCAGATTGCGATGGTGACTGTGAAGGTTGCTGCTATTGTGAGGAAATTAAGACCGACAGAGAGCGGCGGAGAGAAAATGAGCGCAGAGGTGGAATTACGTTTGAGGTAATCAGAAACAGTGACAACAAGAAGTTTACGGTATATGACATTGTCAGAACATCACATTATACATATTTCATGATCTATGATGGTGGATGGAAATATATAGACGCTGACTTATTCCGGGAATGCGATAAAAACTGAATATTGAGATTTTTGCCGGCTGAAACACGCCGGTAAAAAAATACATATCAAAGAACATACGTTCCAACCATATGTACGCAACTACAAATTAAAAAGAGCCTGTGCTGGTAACACAAGCCCTTTAGAAAGTGCTATACACTTCCCTAGACAAGATGAGTATAGCATTTTCTACCCAGATCGTAAAGGGGGAATTGCTATGACAAAAGCAGAATTAATCAATGATGTAGTTTATGAGATGTCAGGATATCTGACATCGGAAGGAATTGACCGCCTTAAGACTGTGATCACTTTTAAGTTGGTCAACATTAATCTGACCACAACAGAGACGCTACCATCTACGGACGTGTACGACAACGAATGGATCATGAAGCGGTACATCATAGACCTCACAGCTACCGGCAGAAAGCAGAGCACGATTAAGCTTTACATCACAATCATTAAAAAATTTTTTACAGAAACAGGCTTGAATTATCACACCTGCACAGGGCAGGACGTGATGGATTATATCGCCACCAGACTGCATAAGGATAAAATCTCAAAGGCTTATGCTTCCACAATTCAAAAGTATATGAGCAGTTTCTTTGCGTGGGCGTATCGTAAGAAGCATATTGATGATGATGTATCCAGAGATATAGATAAAATCAGACAGCCGCAGAAGAGAAAAGAGCGTCTATCTGATGAAGAGATTGCCAGAGCATCCTTATCTATCGGTCATGATCTGCGATTAAATGCGTTGTTCGAGCTTATGCTGTCTGCTGGTCCTCGTGTCGGTGAGATCGTAAACCTTAATATTGACAACCTCGATTTTGCACGAAAGGAAATCCATATCTGGGGAGAGAAAACGTCACAGTGGCGCACCTGCTTTATGACCGAGCGCTGCAAACAGGCATTACAGCAGTATATCGGAAATCGCACGGAAGGCGCAGTGTTTATCGGTTTACGTGGCAGAGGACGGATGTGTAATAAGTCAATTGAGGATATGACAAAAGAGATCGCACTTGCTGGCGGTTGTAAATTCAGTGCTACGGTACATTCATTCCGCAAGACCTTTGCATCAAGGGAATATAGGCGGACAAAAGATGTGTTGTTTGTCTCAAAGAGATTAGGACATTCAAGCACTGATGTGACAATTAAATATTATATCTGTGATGACGTGGAGCTTGATCGTATGCAAGCTAATTTGGCAGCATAACAATATATGTTTTTATGTTGCAAAATATAATAAAAATACGGTTATAAGCATGATTTGTATGTTATAATGTTGCATAATACATAAGCAACTTTCACGAAAGGGGGGAATGTGCATGATGAGTGAAAAAGAAACGTATGAGATCTGTAATGAGGTAGACAGCTTCATAGCCAGAGAATTAACAGAATCAATAATACATAAGGTGTCCTACGATATGCTTGAGGCTCATTATGGTATTCTCCCGATCAGCAGGAGAAGCTTTTACCGGAAAAAGGAAATTGTGCTGGAAATTATAGAAAAGCGGACGACGCGGCTGGTGGAAGAGAAGAATGGGCAGTATATGATCGTATGGGGGAGAGAATTTTTTGATTGACGCATAAGAAGGTGATATAATAAACAAAAAGGCGAGGAGAGAGAAGTATGGATGTTTATAGTGTGATTCAAAATTTGGCGATAGGGATTGCCAGTGGAATATTTTCGGGTGTTATAGTATCAGTGGTGTTTTATATACTTGGAAATTATCAGAATGAAATTGATGATGCCAAAAATACAATTATGCCACTTTATGAGGTTATAACGCTAGACAAAGTCAGAGAAAAATGTGGATTAGAAGATATCAGTGAATATTTGGCGGTAATTAGAGCAAATGTAGATACGGTGGCGCTTAACTTGAATCCGTCAAAATATAATTATCAACTGCGACAAATTATGTTTGACATTAGTGAAATTATTTCAGATGGAAAATTTTTTGAGCGCAATGGTAGAGAATTAGTGTTTAACGAGAAAATGTTGCATGAGTTTGCAGTGGAGGTGGAATCACAGTTGAAACTGTTAAGAGAATGTGAAGGTAATTTTGGGAGAGGACTCACGGAAAGAATTATAAAAAATAAAGCTATATGGTTTACAGGTGCGATTGCTATTATAATAATTGTGATCGCATTGCTTATATGAAGTATAGCCAACCACCAATCACGATGGTTGGTATTTTTTTGCCCTAAAGTTGGCACAAACAATATGTAAGTACGTGATAAAATTTTGTTAAAAGAAATACCAGGGGGAAATAAAGTGAACAATAACGATTTGAAAAAGGCGTACTTACAATCATATATTCCATCCATAAATGCAGCCAAACGTATAGAGGAAGAAATAGAACAATTGCGACTGGATAAAATGATGCCGTCTGTTATTATGGATGATATGCCGCATGCACATAATAAAACAGATCTGTCTGATTATATGGCAAAGTTGGACGAACTGATAAATAAGCTAATAGCTGCCAGATACAAACGTATTGATCTATATGCAGAAATATTTGCAGATATTGAAAAGATGGAAAATGAGACAGAAAGAGAGGTATTAACATATCGGTATCTTCGTCGGTACAGCTGGGAAAAGATTTGTGTGCATATGGGGTATCAGTGGGCACAAATTCACCGGATTCATGCTAATGCATTAAAAAACTTCAATCCAACAGGAGTATACTATCAACTGATGATAGAAAATGAGGAATCTGATAAAGATGATACACAATGATACATATATTCGTGATAATATATAAAATGAAAAGAGCGCAAGTAGAGAAGAATCTGCTTACGCTTTTTTTATGGGCGTCGGATGGCGTCCTATTCCCCCTAAGTTATTTGAGGGATACTGATAAAAGAAATGGTGGTGATGGTCCTTGCCAAAGGCAAAAGATGCGAGAGCGGACAAAGCCTTTGAAATGTATAAGCAAGGGCTTAAGCTAATAGATATTGCAAATCAACTAGGAGTAGCAGAGGGAACGGTACGAAGTTGGAAAAACCGGTACAAATGGAATGGCGAAACGAATGCAACGTTGCAAAAAAATAAACGCAACGTTGCGAAAGAAAATAAACAAACAAAGAAAGTAAAAAAAGAGTCTGTTGCAGATGAAGTAGAAGCGGTGATACAAAACGCTGATTTGACTGATAAGCAACAGCTTTTTTGCATTTATTATATTCGTTGCTTTAATGCCACCAAGGCATATCAGAAAGCGTATGATGTTGATTATGCGACTGCCGTGGTAAATGGTCCTAGACTGCTCGGAAATGCTAGGATAAAAGATGAAATTTTCAGGTTGAAACAAGAACGTCTCAACAGGGAGTTCCTGAGTGAGTCAGACATCTTCCAGAAGTATATGGACATTGCTTTTGCCGATGTGACTGATTTTGTGGAGTTTGGAAATGAGGATGTAGATGTGATCCTGGACACTGGAGAACGAAAGACTATCACAGTAAGCCATGTCAATATCAAGAATGATGCGGATGTGGACGGAACGATTATTTCAGAAGTGTCCAAAGGCAAGGACGGCGTAAAGGTAAAACTTGCTGACCGGATGAAAGCTTTGCAGTGGCTTTCGGATCACATGGATCTTGCCACTGAGAAGCAGAAAGCAGAGATTGCATTACTGAAAGCCAAAGTTCAGACAGATGACGGCGATGAGGTTGCAGATGATGGATTCCTTGAAGCTTTGAATGGTACTGCCGCGGAGGACTGGGGCGATGAAGAGAATCAGTAAGATTAAGCGGGTTTTCAAGTTCAAGCCATTTTCCAAGAAGCAGCGCAAGGTATTGAACTGGTGGTGTGAAGATTCTCCGGTTAAAGATAAGGATGGTATTATCGCAGATGGTGCTATTCGATCTGGCAAGACGGTGAGTATGTCGCTATCGTTTGTTATGTGGGCGATGAGCACATTTGACGGCGAAAATTTTGGTATGTGCGGCAAGACAATCGGTTCTTTCCGCAGAAATGTATTATTTTGGCTTAAGCTGATGCTGCGAAGTCGCGGTTATACGGTGGCAGATCACAGGGCTGACAATTTGGTAATCATCACAAAAGGAGATGTGACCAATTATTTCTATATATTTGGCGGCAAAGACGAACGATCACAGGATCTCATTCAGGGTATTACCTTGGCTGGGGTCTTTTTTGATGAAGTTGCGTTGATGCCGGAAAGCTTCGTGAACCAGGCAACCGGACGATGTTCTGTTGATGGTTCGAAGTATTGGTTCAACTGCAACCCGGATGGACCGTATCATTGGTTCAAGACCGGATGGATTGATAAGAGAGAAGAAAAGCATCTGTTGTATCTGCATTTCACGATGGATGATAACTTGAGTCTGTCGGAGAAAATCAAGGAACGATACCGTGGCATGTACACAGGTGTGTTCTACCGCCGGTACATCCTTGGACTATGGGCGATGGCAGAGGGCATTATTTACGACATGTTCGACACTGCCAAGCATGTGATTTCCAGCACGGCTGATCTGGTCAATGCAAATTATTATGTGTCCTGTGACTATGGTACACAGAATGCAACAGTATTCCTGTTGTGGTGCAAAGAACGTTCTGGGCGGTGGGTGTGCTGCCGCGAGTATTATTATTCCGGCCGAGATGAGGAAAGGCAGAAAACGGATAGTGAGTATGCGGATGATCTGGAGCGGTGGCTTGGTGATATAAAGCCGGTGAAGATCATTATAGATCCATCGGCAGCGTCCTTCATTGCAGAGTTGAAAAAACGAGGCTATGCGATCAAGAAAGCAAAAAATGATGTGTTGGATGGAATCCGGTTTGTGGCATCGCTGCTGAATCAGGAGAAAATCGCCATCAGTGACCAGTGCCCGAATACGATCAAAGAGTTTGGGTCGTATATCTGGGACCAGAAAGCATCTGAGCGTGGCGAGGATAAACCGGTAAAGCAGCACGATCATGCGATGGATGCTCTTCGGTATTTCTGTTATACGATTATTCGCAAGCCGGGCGGTATCAGCATTTTGAAATAGAGGTGAGAACATGGAACTTGAGGTTATGAAAAAACTCATAAGAAAATATGAACCGGGACATACAAAGTTTTCCTTTAATGCTATGCAGGCAGAGAGGTATTACCGGAATGAAACGGATATTTTAATTAATAAAATTAGTGATGAGAGAAAAGAGGATGCAGATAATCCGTTGCGTAATGCAGATAACCGGATTCCGAGGAACTTCCACGGACTTATTGTCAATCAAAAGGCCGCATATATGTTTACAGCACCGCCACTTTTTGATATTGGGAATGAGCATGGAAATGAAGTCGTGACAGAAGTACTCGGTGATGAATACCGGAAAAACTGCATGGAGCTGTGCGTAAATGCTTCCAATGCATCGGTGGGATGGATTCATTACTGGGAGGATGAAGATGAGACATTCCAGTGGGCGGTAGTCGACAGCAAGCAGATTATTCCGATTGAATCACACGATTTGAAAAAGAAACTGCTCGGTGTTCTTCGTGTGTATGATGAAATCGACGAGGAAACAGGAGATACCTATACAATTTATGAATACTGGGATAAGGAAAGTTGTTGGACGTTCCGGCGGAAGTGTGGCGACACTTTAGAAGATGGGCTGTTCTACTACAACACTTTCATGGTGCCGGATACCGGAGATTTTGTCGCAGAATATCGGCATGAATTCGGAGAGGTGCCTTTTATTCCATTCCCGAACAACAACACGAATACAAACGATCTGAAAAATATAAAACCGCTGATAGACGTTTACGACAAGGTCTACAGCGGTTTTATTAATGATTTGGATGATATACAGGAATTGATATTTGTGCTGTCTGGGTATGGCGGAACTGATCTCGACACGTTTTTATCAGACTTGAAAAAATACAAAACTATCAAGGTTGATGGAGATGATGGAAGTAATCCGGGAGTGAGCACGCTCAACATTGAAATACCGATTGAAGCACGTAACAGCGTGTTGGAAGCCACCAGAAAGGCTATTTTTGAACAAGGGCAGGGATTTGATCCACAGCCGGAGAATTTTGGGAATCAGAGTGGAGAAGCTCTTAAATTCATGTATTCATTGCTGGAGATGAAAGCCGGGTTGACGGAAACGGAGTTTCAGCTTGGGTTTGCACGTCTGGTAAGAGCGATATGCCGTCATGAGGGAATTGATTGTAAGAAAATCATTCAGACATGGTCCCGCACCTGTGTAAAGAATGACACGGAGCAGGCGCAGATTTGCAAGGATTCGGTTGGAATTGTCAGTAAAAAGACGATTCTCAAAAATCATCCGCTTGTTGAGGATGCGGACGCAGAATTAAAACAGTTGGAAAAAGAAGCGCAGGAAGCACAAGAGAAAGCAGATGCTTATATTGGAGCTTTTGATTCAAAAGGTGAGGAGAAAATAAATGAAGCAAACAGTGATGATTCTGGGGACAGAATATCAAATAGAAATACATAAATGGTCAGAGGACAAAGCATTAAGCCAAAATTCGTGGGCTGGTTACTGTTGTAGTGAAATTCCACTGATTGTTATAGCAGATTTAGATGATGAAGAGCATTTTTGGTTTCACAATGACGAAGAAAAAGATGCGTACTTTAAGAGCTGCTTGCGCCATGAAATTATTCATGCATTTTTGAATGAAAGTGGATTGAAAGATAATTTTGAACATACTCCGCACGCTGGGCATGAAGAAACGATGGTTGATTGGATAGCAATTCAGTTTCCGAAGATTGCAACAGTATATAAAGAGTTGGGAATTTTATGAAATGAGGTGATTGCATGGAAAAGCGGACAAGTGAATATTGGCAGGAACGTTTCCAGCAGTTGGAAGAAACGCAGCATGACACATCCGTTCAGACCATGCAGAGTATCGAGCAGGAGTTCCGGCGTACGGAACAAGTATTAGACGGAAAAATTAATGCTTGGTATCAGAGATTTGCATCCAATAACAAAATTTCGATGATAGAGGCAAGGAGATTGCTCAACAGCGATGAGCTGGAAGAGTTTAAGTGGGATGTACAGGATTATATTAAATATGGAGAAGAAAACGGTATCAATCAGCAGTGGATGAAAGAGCTTGAGAATGCTTCGGCAAAGGTACATATCAGTAGATTGGAGGCACTTAAGTTACAGACACAGCAGGAACTTGAAAAATTGTACGGAAATTATCATGATTCCATAGATGAGCATATTACAAATCTTTATACATCTGGATATTATCACACAGCATTTGAAGTACAGCGAGGTATGGGTGTTGGCTGGCAGATGCAGAATTTTAATTCAGAGAAAGTCAGTGATATTATACATAAACCGTGGGCTGTTGATGGACGTAACTTTTCAGATCGTGTTTGGATGGACAAAACAAGACTAATTAACAGTATGCATGATTCTTTAACTCGAATGTGTATTACAGGGGAATCACCGGATAGAGCTATACAGGAAATATCCAAGAACATGAAAGTGAGCAGGTCACAGGCTGCGAGGATTGTTCAGACGGAATCGGCGGCTTTTTCTGCCAGGGCACAGGAATCATGTTTTTCTGATCTTGGTGTGGAAGAGTTTCAAGTGGTTGAGACCTTAGATAGCAATACGTGTGATACATGTGGAGAGATGGATGGAAAACATTTTCAAATGAAAGATTATAAGATTGGTGTTACCGTACCGCCATTTCATCCGAATTGCCGTGGCTGTACATGCCCTTATTTTGATGATGAATTTGACAGTGTGGGCGAACGTGCTGCCCGTGGCGAGGATGGAAAGACCTACTATGTGCCGGCAGATACGACGTTTGAGGAGTGGAAAAAATCGTTTGTTAATGGTGATGCGGACTTTGTGTCAAACAGTTTCCAACCACGATATGGAGCGGAAAAGGAGTGGAAACATGTAAAATTTAAGACCAAAACAGAAAACATACAAGAATATACTGACAAAAAACGGGAGCAGAATTTCTTTGGGATTCCAGTTGATAAAACTGCATCTTGGATAGGGAAAGATAATAAAATTGGTAAAGTAGAGGATTTACAGGAATATTTTGTAAATGGTGAAGCTTTCAAAGTTGATGGAAAGAGAGTGCTGTTGGATTATTCGGAACATGAAAAAGAAATTGCAAATATTATTGCAAAAGGAACTGGGAAAGATATAAAGATGGTTCCAAGGATAACGTTCCCTCAAAATATACAGACACCGGATTACCTGATAGATGGAATAAAATTTGATTTGAAAACTCCCCTTGGAAATGGAAAAAATACGTTGTATGGGATGGTAAAATCGAAAAAGAAACAAGCAAATAATTTTGTTATATGTGCTGACAAAACTGCACTAAGCATGGATGAGATAGAGCAACAGATACAAGGAATTTATAGCTCAAGAAATACGGCATTTGTTGATATAATTATTTTGGTAAAGAATCAGGAGATTGTGAAAATCTATAAAAGAAATAAATAAGAGCCATTTTCGCTCCCGGCAACTCTGTATAACACAGAGGCAAAGGGGGGAACAAAATGACTCTTATTAAGATATCTTATGTATATATTACAACAATATCCGTAAAAAAGCAATAAAAACCAGTAATAACAGGGCAACCGGAAATCTATGAACCGAACAGCGCAGAGGTGACGCTAAGTAAGTTCCTCCGGCAGTCCTGTTTTTATATTGTCTTTTATCCGCAGACATTAAAGAACGGCATTACTCATCTGGAGAATAAACAGAGAATCCCAATACCCGGAGAGCGGGAATAAAAATCTATGGAGGATAAGAAAAAATGGAATGGTTAAAGGCTATTTTAGAAAAAGCAGAGATTAAAGATGGAAAACTTGATGTGGATGCAGTCATGAATGCGGCACAGAAAGAGTTCCCAAAACATGCAGTACCAAAAGATGATTTTAATAACAAAGTCAAAGAGTTGGAAACTGCAAACGACACAATCACAGAGCTTAAAAAATCCAATGGAGATAATGCAGATTTGCAGAAAAAAATTGGAGAATATGAAACTGAGATTAAAGACCTTAAAAATTCAGCAGAGAAAACAGCAAAGACATACGCATTAAAAGAATCTCTTGCAAAGCATGGAGTTCTGGATCCAGACTATCTGATTTATAAGGCAGGTGGTCTGGATAAGTTCAACTTCGATAAAGAAGGGAAGCCTGTAGGCGTAGAGGATGCTGTGAAACCATATAAAGAGGATGCGGCGATGGTACATTTGTTTAAACAGGAACAGCAGAAACCACCGTATAATCCGAAAAATGGTGGCGCAGGTGGTACAACAAATCCATTCGCAAAGGAAACATTTAATCTGACTGAGCAGGGACGTATTTTAAAAGAAAATCCAGCACAGGCAAAAGAGCTTGCCGCTGCGGCTGGAGTAACGATTTAAGAAAGAGAGGATAAATATTTATGGCAATTACAAAAATTTCAGACGTTATTGTACCGGAACTTTTTAACCCGTATGTAATGAACAGAACAATGGAGTTATCAGAGTTTTTCAAGAGTGGGATTGTGGTAAACAGTCCAGAATTTGATGTGTTGGCAAGCGAAGCTGCAAGGACACATAATATGCCGTTTTTTGAGGATTTACAGGGGGAATCCGAAGCGATTCTTGAAGATGTCAAGATGACTGCTAAGAAAATTGGTTCCAATGAGGATGTATCAACTACCATTTTCCGCCAGAATATGTGGGGAGCAACGAATCTTTCCGCTGCTTTGGCAGGTGCTGACCCAATGAAAGCGATTGGTGATCTGGTTGCGTCTTATTGGGCACGTGATATGCAGAAAGAGCTGATTGCGATTCTTACTGGAGTATTTGGTACAACTACAGCAGGATCGGAAGGAACACCGGCGGCAGAGACCAGAATGAAAGATCATATTCTCGATCTTACTGCAGGTAAGACAGAAGCAGCAAAGCAGATCAGTGCATCAGCATTTATTGATGCATGCCAGTTGCTTGGTGATGCACAGTCACAGTTATCTGGCGTCGCAATGCATTCAGCAACAAAGTCTTATCTGAAGAAACTGAATCTCATTGAGACAGAGCGTGATTCTACGGATGTAGAGTTTGATACCTATCAGGGTAGACGTGTAACTGTAGATGACGGATGCCCAGTAGGTGCCGGAGGTGTGTACACTACATATCTTTTTGGAAATGGCGCAGTAGCATATGGTAATGGTTCTCCTGTTGGGTTTGTGGCTACCGAGACGGATCGTGATAAACAGACCGGTGCTGGTATTGATTATCTCATTAACCGTAAAGCATTTATTTTACATCCAAGAGGAATTGCATACACTGGAGCAAAACGTGATCATGTGGAAACACCGCTCCGTACAGAACTTGCGATGGCAGAGAACTGGAAACCTGTATATGAGTCAAAACAGCTTAGAATTGTTGCTATTAAACACAAAATCGGGTAGGTGATAATCATGGAAGGGAGTAGCAAGCTGACAGCCGAAAGGCTGTTGGCACTTCTTGGATTAAATGCCGATGAGCAGAGCATAGAAATATGTGTAGAGTTTGCATTGGATAACGCAAAAGACATTGTAAAAAATTACTGCCACATTGATGAAATCCCGGCAGAATTAGAAACAACAGTCTTGCGCATGGCAATGGATATTTACAGAAATGAAAAGCCGGGAGAAACAGAGACACCACAAAGAGTTTCTTCGGCTCAAATCGGTGATACTTCTACATCATTTGGCACTGTATCTGCATCATTTACAGATAGTCTCATGAAAAACTACAGATCATCTTTAAACCGATACAGGAAGGTGGTGTTCACATGAACATGGTAAGAAAAATCATTGAAAGCACATATGATGGAAGATGCACCGTGACGCAACGTGCAGAATGCGAGAAGCCTAATGGATCGACAGGATTTACTAATACTGTGATTTTAGAGAATGAGCCTTGCAGACTTTCTTTTAATAGTAAGGAATCTACCAAGGAAGGAGATAGAGCTTCAATTCAAACGCAAACTGTAAAGCTATTTTTAAAACCGGAGAAAATCATAGAACCAGGTTCAAAGATAACGGTAACGCAGAATGGTGTCACAACGGATTATGCAAGCTCCGGTAAGCCGGCGGTATATGAAACACATCAGGAAGTTATTCTCGAATTGAAGGAAAAGTGGTCATAATGAGCGTAAAGTATAAAGAATTACAGGATTTCACAAGAAAAATCGAGGATCTTAATAAACAGCAGAAAGAGGAATTTATGAAGGCCTGCTGTAAAGAATTGGCTGCCAGATTATTAGAAAAAGTAATAAAGCGTACTAAGCCTGGGAATTATTCAAAAGAAATTGAAGTAACAGCAAAAAGAGATTCGAAATACCATAAAAAGGGAGATAAATATAAAAAGAAGGTCACTCCCAAAAAAGGAGGTACACTCAGGCGTGGCTGGACAGCGGAAACATATGAAGAGGCAGTAAATGGCAATGGAAATGGTAAAAAACCAGAAGAATATGCAAATTCAATGAAAATTGATCGTATTGGTAATACATTCAGAGTCGAGATTATAAATCCTGTTGAATATGCTGCATATGTGGAATACGGTCACAGAAAACGAAATCATCAGGGATGGGTTCCGGGAAAATTCATGTTAACAATTTCAGAAGCAGAATTAAGAACCGTTACACCACAGATTTTAGAACGAAAATTGCAAAAATTTCTGGAGGACGCGATGAAATGATACAAAAAGTAATTGATGGTATTATTACAGCAATCAGGACAGAATATGATTCAGCACATTTTAAAGTGTATACAGAATTGGTAGAGCAGGGATTAAGAAATCCGTGTTTTTCTGTTATGTGTCTGAATCCAAGTGTGGAAGTGACTGGAAAAGTTCGCTCAAGACGATATTATCCGTTTGTGATTGACTATTTTCCTAAATCAGATGATGAGCCTGTGGATGAATGTAATACCGTCTATGAGACTTTAATTGAATGCCTCGGTGATATTATTGTAGAGGATAAGATTATACATGGCAGTAATGTAAGTGGAAATGTAGTGGATGGAGTTTTACATTTTCAGATTACATATGATCTCTTTTTGCTCAAAAAAGAGGAATTAGAAAGCATGATGCAGTTTGAGGAAAGCACAAAAGTGATGTAAAGGAGGATAACATGGCAGAAACAAAAAAAGAACCAGAAAAGATTTTATTCTCAAAGGAACAGATTGTAAGTTCCATGAGATATAAAAAGTACAGAGATTTTTTGGTTGGAAATCTGGACAATGATAAAAATTATTCAACAGAAGAAATTGATAAGATGATTGATTCGTTTTATGGAAAGGGTAAGAGTGGAAAATAATGGCATTAGGTGGAGGAACATATTTAACACAGAATAAAGTACTTCCGGGGGCTTATTTTCAGTTCATTTCAAAAGCAATTGCATCAGCAACGTTATCAGACAGAGGCGTAGCTGCAATGGCGTTGGAACTGGACTGGGGTGCTGATGATAAGGTGATTGGTGTCACAGCTTCGGATTTCATGAAGGATAGTAAAAAAATATTTGGATTCGACTATGATGCAGCAGAAATGTTGTCATTAAGAGAACTTTTCAAACATGCGTCCAAAGTATATGTATATAAAGTTACTTCTGGGGGAGTAAAAGCTTCAAATACATTTGCGGAAGCAAAATATACAGGCAAAAAGGGAAATGACCTTAAGGTTGTTATTCAGACAAATGTGGATGATGGTGAAAAATTCGATGTGTTACTGTATCTTGGAACTGAAAAAATGGACAGCCAGACAGTTTCAAAAGCATCAGAGCTTATTGACAATGATTTTGTTGTGTGGAAAAAATCCGCTGAATTGTCTGTTACGGCAGCGACGGCATTAAGCGGTGGAACAAACGGTACTGCATCGACATCAAATCATCAGGCATTTTTGGATAAAATCAGTTCTTATCCAGATGTGAATGCAATTGGATATGCTGGATCTGAAAGTGCAGTAAAAGGACTGTATGCCGCTTTTGCAGACAGATTGAGAAATGATGTAGGCATTCGATTACAGGTGGTTATGCACGATTATAGTTCGGCAGATTCGATTTCATGTGTAAATGTGAAAAACAGTGCAGAACTTGTGTATTGGGCTACAGGTGTTATTGCCGGTACTGCTGTAAATAAGTCTGCAACGAATATGAAATATGATGGCGAATTAAGCATTAACACTGAATTTACCCAGGATGAACTTACAGAAGCTTTGGGAAAAGGCGAATGGGTGTTACATCAGGTGGGTACAGAGGTTCATGTTCTTGAGGATATCAATTCTTTTACCAGCATTACAGACGAAATGGGCGATATTTTCAAGGATAATCAGACAATCCGCGTCATCGACACAAGAGCAGATTCCATTGCTTCAATTTTTGCTTCCAAATATCTTGGCAAGGTTCCGAATGACAAATCGGGAAGAGTAAGTTTATGGTCAGATATTGTGAAAATTGATCAGCAGTTAAGCGATATCAATGCAATCGAAGATTTTGACCCAGAAGATATTACTGTAGAACAGGGCGATACAAAGAAATCAGTACTTATTAACAGTGCAATTACCATTATTAATACAATGGAAAAATTGTACATGAAATCAATGATTGAGTAACAGGAGGAAGATGGGCATGTCGAAACAGTTTATGAATACGCAGGATGCACCAAGCGCAAAACAGGCAGAGTTTTTTTGCACAATTAATGGAAGACGTTATTCTATGCTTAATGCAAAAAAATTTGAAGCAAAAGCAAATGTCAAAAATGCCGATGTGACAAGATTAGGTGCATTGATTGATGGTAAAAAAGCGGTCGGACTTACCATTAAATTCTCAATGACAGTTTATAAATGCAGTGAAATGTTTGATAAATTGATCGAGGAATTTAAGAATACAGGATTATTGCCAACCTTTGAATGCCAGGTAACGAGTAGCGATTCAGCAACTTGTATGGGACGGAGCACGAAGGTATATAAGCAGTGTGTAATTGAGGGAGATGTTCTCTTATCAATGTTTGACGCAGACGGTGAATTTGTCGAGCAGACCATTGAAGGATATGCAATGGATTTTGATTCACCAGAGAGATATACAGATCCAGAATATATGTAAAGAGTTAAGGCAGACAATTAGCAGATTATGCAGTGTCTGCCTTTATATTTTAAGAAAGAGGTAAGTGATATGGGAAATTTAGCATATTTTTTGAAAAAGAACAAAAAGGAAAAGAAAAATGCATTTTTTGCTGCAACAAAATCATTATGCGATGAAAATGGAGAACCGTTAAAATGGGAAATTAAAGCTTTATCAACAAAAGAAACAGAAGCTATCAGAGAAAAATGCACAATAGATGTTCCAGTCACCGGAAAACCAGGTGTTATGCGACCAAAAGTAAATTCTTCTAAATATGTAGCAGAATTACTCGTTTCAGCTGTAGTATACCCAGATCTTTATAATGCAGAATTACAGGATTCCTATGGAGTTAAAACTGCATCAGATCTTTTGAAAGAAATGGTAGATGATCCGGCAGAGTATAACAATTTTGTCGAATTTGTCCAGGAATACAACGGATTAGATGAAACCATGAATGATAAGGTGGAAGAGGCAAAAAACTAATAGAAGGCGGCGATAGTGAAGCCAATTATGCATATTATGCATTGCATAAGCTTCATATATTGCCGTCCAGATTAATGGAACTAGATGAAAATGAGCGTGCTTTTATTTATGCGGCAATTGATTTGAGGATTGAAGCTGAAAAAAGGCAGGAAGAAAAAATGAAGCATAGCTCAAAATAACAAGAGTATTAAAATTATATTTATGCTCATGAAAGGTTGGTGGATTTATGGCGATAGGAACAGCTATTGAGATAACTGATAAGATGACAGGACCATTAAATCGTATCACAGCCGCTTTATACAGCACAACGGATGCGTTGCATGATACAGATCAGGCAACTAATTCTGCATTTAATTCTGCTGGTATTCAGGCAATTACGCAGGAATTGTATGGATATGAAAGAAAGATTCAGGATATACAGGATGAGTTAGATAGATCAAATAATAAGATACAGGAAATGCAGGAACAGACAGAAAAGGCAAGAAGTTCTGCTGGTGGATTGGAAAATGCATTTAGAAAAGCTGCAGGTATACTCGCAACTGTAGCAACAGTACAGACATTAAAAAATGTTCTTGATACATCAGACGAACTGACAGCAACAACGGCACGTCTTGAAATGATGAATAATGGTTTCGAATCTGTAGGCGGAAATTTAAAAAGTACGTCAGATTTATTTAATCTAGTGTATGCGTCTGCGCAGGATGCCAGAGGTTCATTTGCAGATATGTCAGCAGTCGTTGCAAAATTCGGAAATAATGCGAAGGATGCTTTTAGCAGTTCGGCAGAGGTCGTTGATTTTGCAAATCTTGTACAAAAAGAGATGGTAATTGCCGGCGCATCCACGACAGAAGCTTCAAATGCAATGTTGCAGTTATCACAGGCATTAGGCTCTGGCGTCCTTCGTGGTGATGAGCTTAATAGTATCTTTGAGCAGGCTCCGAACCTTATACAGGAGATCGCAAATTATCTCGAAGTCCCAATCGGAGAAATCCGGCAGATGGCGTCGGAGGGACAGATTTCGGCTGATATTGTAAAACAGGCAATCTTTTCTGCTTCTGATGAGATCAACGACAAGTTTAATAATATGCCTATGACATGGTCGCAGATTTGGACATCTATGCAAAATACAGCATTAATGAAATTCCAACCGGTATTACAGAGAATTAATGAGATTGCGAATAGTGAGGAATTTAAACAATTTACGCAGACTGCAATAAATGATATGGCTGTACTTGCAAATGTATCACTGAGTGTGGTTAATACGCTGATTCAGGGAGCCGCTTTCGTATCTGATAACTGGTCCATCATCAGCCCAATTATTTATAGTGTAGCATTGGCACTGGCATTTTATAATGGTGTGCTTATAATGCATAATGCGTATGAAGCAGTTTCCAACGGATTAAAATTGGTTGCTGCGATAAGAGCGGTTGCGCATGGAACAGCTACAGCAGCAGAAGCGGCAGCTACAACCGGAGCATCTGCGGCACAGATTGCATTTAACGCTGCTTTATATGCTTGTCCGCTTACATGGATTGTACTTGCCATAGTTGCAGTGATAGCAGTAATTTATATGGTCATTGCAGCAATTAATAAGGTACAGGGTACAACTATCAGTGCGACAGGTGTTATATGTGGAGTTATCGCTATAGCTGGTGCTCTGATTGGAAATATTTTGATAGGGTGGTGGAACAGGATCATAACGGCTGGAGTAGGATTATGGAATTTTTTTGCAAATTTTGCGGCGGCTTTTGGGGTTCTTTTCGATCATCCGATTATTGCTATTGAAATGATGTTGTTGTCTCTTTTAAATTTCATCATAAGTGTTGTTGAAAGTGCTGCAAAATTACTAGATACAATCTTTGGATCTAGTCTTGCTGATGCGGTGAGTGGCTTTCAGGATACAATACAGGCAAAAATCGATGCAAAAATCGAAGATGCTGGAGGAACAGCAGCAAATCAGTTGAATCCAGAAGACTACACGCTTGACCGTATAAATTATGGTGATGCGTATCAAAGTGGTTATGATTTTGGAAAAGGAATTGATGATAAAATATCTTCTGTTTTTTCCGGTGGATTATCTACAGACAGTTTTTCGGATTTACTTACTTCCGCTGGATATGATTCCACATCAGATGGAATGGCTTCAACGTTGGGCGATATTTCGAAAGATACAAGCGCAATTGCAGATTCTGTAGATATCAGCAATGAGAATTTGGAGTACATGAGAGACCTTGCAGAGCGGGAAGTCATCAATCGTTTTACAACAGCAAGTGTAAATGTAAATATGGGCGGCGTTACCAATACGGTAAGCCAGGATACAGATCTTGATGGAGTGATTTCATATTTGGCTAATGGAGTAACAGAAGCATTGCAGCAGGCAGCAGAGGGGGTGCATTCATAAAATGGCATATTATTTTTATTTAGGGAAAACATTGTTGCCGGTTGCACCGTCGAAGCTTACTCTTAAAATTGGTGGACAGAATAAAACATATAACCTTATAAATGATGGCGAAATTAATGTTTTGAAATCTGCCAGTTTGACAGAAATTGAATTTGATGCGCTGTTACCGAATGTTCAATATGGTTTTGCAGTTTATAAAAATGGCTATCAGCCAGCAGAGGCCTTTCTGAATGCTATAGAGACATTGAAAAAAAGTAAACTGCCATTTCAATTTATCGTTACACGAGCATTTCCTAACGGAAAGATGTTATTTGATACGAATATGAAAGTATCACTTGAAAATTATAACATTGTGGAAGAAAGCAAGAACGGTTTAGACGTTACTGTATCGATAAAGCTTAAGCAGTATAAGGAATATGGAACGAAAACAGCTATTTTATCGATTACGCAGAGAAAGACAACAGCAAAGGTGAAAAATTCTCGTAATACATCAACAGCACCATCTAATGGTTTGCCAACCACTTATACCGTCAAAAAGGGTGACTGCCTAAGTGTAATAGCAAAAAAGTTTTATGGAAGTGGATCAAAAACATATTATATGAAAATTGCAAATGCAAATGGAATCAGCAATCCTAATTTGATATATCCAAATCAAGTATTTACGATTCCGGTATAGGAGGGAAAATGTCAGCAGAATTATTAATCCAGAATGGAGATACTGTGTATTTTCCCGCCGTACTAGAGGATATTAAATGGGAAACTGAAAGGTATGGATCACCGGGAAAGTTAACTTTTAAATGTATGTATGACAGCAAATTAAATGTCACAGAGGGTAATCCAGTGAGATTGCGCTGGAATGGATTAAATGTGTTTTATGGCTTTATTTTTAAAATAGAAAAGGACAAGGAACCGGTGCTGTCGATTACTGCATATGATCAATTGCGGTATTTAAAAAATAAGGATACTTATGTGATTAATGGGAAAACAGCCGGTGAAGTTTTAGAGCTGATAGCTGCAGATTTTGAATTGCAGACTGGAGATGTGGAAGATACCGGTTATGTAATACCATCCCTTGTGGAAGACGGAAAATCTTTATTTGACATCATGCAGGATTGTCTGGATCAGACTTTAATGAATGTTGGTGAAATGTATGTTTTATATGATGATTTCGGCTCATTGTCACTGAAAAATATTGCAAATTTGGCAGTTAATATTTTGATTGATTCTGAAACAGGAGAAAATTATAAATACAGCTCATCCATTGATGATCAGACGTATAACAAAATAAAGCTTGTTTATGACAATAAGAACACCGGACAGAGAGATGTATATATTGCACAGGATTCATCTAAAATGAATGAGTGGGGAATGCTACAGTATTACGATAAGTTGTCTGAAGGTGAAAATGGTAAAGAAAAAGTTGAATCTTTATTACAATTGTATAACAGAAAATCAAAATCATTTCAGATTACGAATGCAATAGGAGATGTATCAGTCCGGGCAGGATGTTTATTACCTGTCATTCTGGATTTAGGAGTTGCAAAAGTTCAGTCTATGATGTTGGTGGAATCGTGCAAGCATGTTTTTAGAGAAAATGAGAATTTTATGAATTTAACATTAAGGGGTGGTGATTTTGTCTGAATTTGATGGATTGATTAAACAGATCAAGCAAGCAGCATTAGATGCAGTAAATTCCGCTGGACCAGCAGGATTTTATGAAGGAACAGTATTAAGCGTATCCCCATTAAAAGTTAAAGTAGACCAGAAACTTATACTTGGAAAAGAACAACTTGTCTTATCGCGTAATGTAACAAATCATGAGATGTCTGTTTATGTTGATTGGGAATATGAAAAGGGGACGAAAAAGATAGTAATCCATAATGCATTAAAAACAGGAGATAAAGTGATCCTTGCAAGAATCCAGGGTGGTCAAAGTTATATTATTTTGGATAAGGCGGTGTAAATATGATTCCAAGTGTTAATAATTTGTTGCTTACAGAAATAAATGAAGAGGATATGCCGAGTAAAAATTATCGTATGATCAGTGAAAGCGTTAGAGGTACAGTTGATACCATTGAGGCAATGAAGCAGGTGGTATATAAGATATTATGTACAGAACGATACGTCTACCCAATATACTCATGGAATTATGGTATAGAATTGGTGGATTTATTTGGAGAATCAGTAACATACGCATGTCCTGAGATAACCAGACGAATTGAAGAAGCATTGTTGCAAGATGAAAGAATTAATTCGGTAGATCAATTTGAATTTGATACAAGTAAAAAACATGAGGTGGTGTGTACATTTTCAGTGCACACCATTTTTGGTGATTTTCAGATAGAAAAAGAGGTGAGTATTTAATGTTCGAAGAGATGACATATGAAAAGATTATGGAACGTATGTTGTCTAGGGTGCCAGATACCCTAGATAAGCGTGAGGGAGCGATTATATTTGATGCACTTGCACCGGCAGCATTTGAAATGTCTATTCTTTATACTGAATTAGAGACAGCTTTAGACCAGACATTTGCAGATACCTGTCAAGGAGTTTATCTGGATAAAAGATGCATGGAAAGAGGAATCACAAGACAGCCAGCAACGCATGCGATTGTTCAGGGAACTTTTAAACCGGTTGACTTGGATTTGTCTGGTTTGCGATTTAATTGTGGAGATTACAATTATACAGTTAAAGAACCGATTGGAAATGGTGTGTATGAGATGGTGTGTGAGACAGCAGGAAGTCTTCCAAATGGGATTTCTGGTCAGTTGATTCCTATTGACTATATTAACGGATTAGAAACAGCAGAAATCACGGCTATTTTAATTCCGGGCGAAAATGAAGAATCAGATGAAGATCTCAGATCGAGATATTTTGATACTCTTGTGAGCCAGGCATATGGAGGCAATATTACAGACTATAAGCAGAAAACAAATGCTATAGAAGGCGTTGGAGGTGTAAAAGTGACACCTGTCTGGAATGGCGGTGGAACGGTAAAGTTAACTATTATTGCATCAGATTATACAGTGCCTACAACCACATTGATAGAAAAAGTACAAAAAGAGATTGATTCGGTAGCTCCAATCGGACATATCGTAACGGTAGATGGCACGACCCAAAAGGAGATTCAGATAGAAACTAATATCGTATATCAGACAGGGTGGAGTTGGAAAACATCTGGAAATTATATTGAAAAAGCTATTGACGCTTATTTTCAGGAACTTGCAAAAAACTGGGCGTCGTCTGATCAGTTAATTGTACGAATCAGCCAAATTGAAACAAGAATCTTGGACTGTGCCGGAGTAATTGATATTTCAAATACAAAGATAAATGGAAATGCAGAGAATTTAATATTGGAATCCAATTCCATTCCTGTGAGAGGAAGTGTGACGGATGGAGCGTAAGATAATAGATTATTTGCCACCATATTTAATGGTATATAAAGAAATAAAAGCAATTATGGAAGCTGAACAGCCAGAATTCGAAATAGTCTGGCCACAAGCAGAAAATGTCTTGAATAATCAATTTGTATCAGATTCATCTTCTATCGGCATAGAGCGTATGGAGAAAATTCTTGGAATTATTCCAAAAGATACAGATACGCAAGACGAGAGAAAATTTAGAATTTTGGTTAAATTGAATGAACAGCTTCCATATACACTGCCGGTATTGGAACAGCAATTAAAAAGAATGTGCGGAGAGAATGGGTATCGCCTGATTCTAAGCGCAGATAAATATTTACTCAATGTTAAATTAACTTTAGGCAATGAGAATAATTACCAGGATGTGTGTGATATGTTAAGACGTGTTGTGCCAGCTAATATGGTTATTTCGGTTAGTATGTTTAATACGCATGAAATACTTTCGCATTACACGCATGCGCAGTTGGCAGTATACACACAGAAACAAGTGAGAGAGGAAGTGTTGACGAATGTCTAGTAAAACAACAAATTTGAATTTAACAAAGCCGTCAGAGGATGAATTTTATGATATTAATGTGCAGAATGAAAACATGGACATCATTGATCGTGAGATTAATGGATTAAAGCAGCCAGCTTATGAAGTGTCTACAGCCATGTCAGATTTGAATAGTGGAGAAATGATTACTGTAGCGTTTGGAAAGATTGCAAAGGCAGTCAGTACATTAATAAGTCATGTGGCATCTAAAGCTACCAATTCAGTTTTGGGACATGTAAAATTATCAGACAGCACATCAAGTACAAGTGCATCAACTGCTGGAGTGGCGGCAACGCCAAAAGCTGTAAAAGCTGCTTATGATTTGGCAAATAGTAATACTAAAAAAATAGGAACGACTGATATATCTGGTATCGGTGATGGAACTGTGACCGGAGCGATAGCAGAAAATAAAGATGCAATAGAGGATGTCACCCAGAGTTTAGCTAACTTAAAAAATCCAGCTAAAGGGACAAAAGGTATTCTAGTTAATGGCGGTTCGCCTTTAACTAAAGATTATTTATTAGTTTATACGCTCAAAACAACAAAAGAAGCTAACACTGGAGCATCTATTTCGATAAACGGGATAAAAGTTTGTGATTTGGTTACAAGAACTCCAAATAATATTATTGAAATTTGTGGCTGTGTTAGAGCTTTTAAAGGTGATATTATTACCACACATGTTGCGAGCGCCGGCGGATATGCTGATGTATATGCGTATATGCCAAATACGATCTAAATCTGGCATTATAAATGATATTTTTAACCATATTATATATCAGAATAAAAACTATTTATCTTGCATGGTATAGCTTAGCTGCATAATTAACACCTGCTACATTTGTATCTACCTCAACTTTAACAATATCATTTTTTAATACCGGGAATAAAGGGGATGTATAATATCCGTACCTCATGTTAACCGTATATCCCTCTTCAATAATGACATTATTAATTCGTATCCTATAAAAAATTGAAGCCGATGTGGTAAGCGTTGCACCATGAAGTTGAAAAAAACCATCTTTACTTATGTTGTAAGTTGCACCACCAGTTGTTGGTGTCCCAAGAGTGTCAAAATGTGCGTAGTCTGGAATTTTGTTAGCTAAACTCTGGTTTATGGGTTGCAGTATGGAGAATAAAAACTATACGGATAAAGGCAATGCTCTTTGTACTAAGCACTTAGGATAAAAACAATATCATAAAGCATAAAGAGAGGATTGAATATGTATGGCAATCGTAACCATGAAAGAAGGATTACCGCTGTCGAGGAGAGAGCGAAGTCCAACACACACAGAATTGATAAGCTTGAATCAGTAGTCGAGGAAATACATACAATGAGCCAGACAATGGTTCAACTCGTTGAAGAAGTTAAACATACAAATGAAAATGTATGCGCCTTAGATGAAAAGGTGGATCGCATGGATAGCCGGGTAGACAGTATCGAAAAAGAACCGGCAGAGGATTTGAAAAAATATAAGAACACAGCAGTAACAGCAATAATCAGCACGGTTGCCGGGGCATTGGCATCTGGGTTGATTTTTTTAATTGCACAAAATTTATGATTTGGAGGATTTAAAAGCATGACAGATTTAGGATTTTTAACAGAATTTATGGTGCCGGTGATCGTAGGCATTTGCCTTTGTGTAGGCTATGTCGTAAAGAAGTGGATTAAGGATGTGGATAATAAATACATCCCTACCATCTGCGCTGTCCTTGGTGTTATTCTGGCGGTTTGGATTAACGGATGGACAGTTACAGCACCTATTTTATTAAGTGGCTTATTTAGCGGTCTGGCAAGCACAGGACTGCATCAGTTATTTAAGCAGTATATCGAAAAAGCGGAGGAATAGGATATGAGAATTGGATTAAATGCAGGACACACGCTGTCCGGTGCCGGATCTGGAACTTCCGGCGTAATCGTAGAGAGTATTGAAACAAGAAGAGTTTGTAACAGATTGACAGAAATGTTTAAATCATCTGGTGTAGAGGTTGTACCATGCACGGTAGATAAAGCTGCATCACAGTCAGCGTATTTACAACAGGCAGTAAACATGGCAAATCGTACTGATTTGGATTATTTTATCAGCATCCACTTTAATAATGATGCAAAGAGAGCTGGCCATGGCGTGGAAGTGTACACCTATAAAGGCAGACAGTACCCGGATGCAGTAGAAGTCTGTGAGCATATCGCAGCTCTTGGATTCACAAACCGTGGAGTAAAAGAAGGTAGCGGATTATATGTAATTAAAAAGACCAAAGCAAAGTCAATGTTAATTGAGGTATGCTTTGTAAATGATCCGGATGCCACCGCATATCAGCAGAAATTCGAGCAGATTTGTACAGCAATTGCTTATGCTCTTGCTGATTACGTGCAGGCAGCGCCTAAGCCAGTCGCACCGGTACAACTTCCAGAAAAGAAAAAATATGTGAAAGTCCTGGTAGATGATCTTGCTGTGAGAAAATCTCCAAGCTGGGATAAATCCGCAGTAGCCGGAAGAGTACAGAAGAATGAAGTCTTTACCATTGCCGAGGGTTCTATCAAGGTCGGCGGTGGCAGTATGTACAGGCTTAAATCCGGGTTATATATCACGGCATCTTCAAAATATGTTATTGCATACGAGAAATAAAACTATAGCCGGCATGGAGTTTCCTCTGTGCCGGCCATTAAAAGTTATTATTCTTCTGTAGAAGATGTGTCCTCACTAGAATCGTAAATAACCTCTTTTGTATCGTTGTCAACGATTTTTACGGTGCAACTTCTTTCTTCTGGTGGAACGAGGTTATACGCCTGTGCCGAATCGGCAAAAACGCCACTTACAAATACAGGACCAAGTGCAGCAGCAATTCCAGCATTATCATATGCATTTTTATCTACATAAAATGTGACATTTCTAAACATATCATCATAGTCCATACTTAAGAAAGCACCATTGTATTGTTCATCTGAAAAGATATCTTTGAAAGCATCATTAATATAATCTTCATTTTTGAAATTTTCTACGAGTTCTTTACGCTTAGATTCTTTGATTGTATAGGTGTAATGAGAATCATCATAAACCGCATAAATACCATCTGGATCATTATTTTTTTGCTCTTCTACATAGGTATCTATATCGGTGTCGCCAACCGAAATCATCGATAGGATGATATCTACATCTTTGTCAAATAGCTTTTCTTTTTGCTCCGTTTCTTCCTGCGTTTCAACTGCAATACTTTCTGATTCCGTGTCTGGTGATTGGGTTAAATCCACAGTCTTAGTATTATTTCCGCAACCAGAGACTAAAATTAACATAGATGATAGCAGTAAAATAATTTTTTTCTTCATAACTATTTCCTCCACTTGTAATATGATTATTTGGTAATAAATCATTATACCATAATAAAAGACATATCAACATATAATCTCATGTAATTTGGCGAGAAAGTGTTTCACAGGCGAAACAATATTTATGCCATAATATATCCAGATGGTAAATTTTACCGCTAAAAATTAGTTACGAACGCTAGTATAATTTTACCCATGAAGCACAAGTTACAACAACTAAGATGGGGAAAAGGCTGGTCAGAGGAGCGGTTAGCAAGGGAATCTGGCGTAAGCAAAAGTACCATTTGTCGATTGGAAAACCAAAAAGATGCTAACCCTACGATAGAAGTAGCGTTTAGAATCGCAGATGCGTTGAAAGTGGATGTTCGTGAATTATTTTATTGGTAAAATTTGGGGGAAATGCATTTTTTACAAATTTACTCTGACATACTTATTGTAAAGCAGTATGAAAGAGGTGATAAAATATGCGATTTATTGATAAAGTTCTTGAAGTGTGATACTTTTTTTTTAAAGTAGAAAATGCATATTGAAAAAACAGAACGTATGTTCTATAATTTTCGTAGGACATTTTCGGGGAATTATAAACTGGCACATGGTACATAGGAGAATGGTTGATTATGGAAGATGAAATTCGTTTGGAAAATTTAAACAGAGAAGAAAAGAAAGCATTTTTAAATACAATCATTGAAGGACTTGGGGATGATGAATTATTAGATTATTTTTGCGTTTTCATTCCGGAAAAAATAAAAAGGGCACATCGTTAGTGTGCCCTTAAGAAAATAATCATTCAATATATAATGCCAATATGTCAAACGTATTATTGGAATTGTTATTTTCATAATTTATAATTATGCCATATACTATTAATTCGTCATTTTCTTTTAGACTATCTATAGAAGAGATACGATCATCAGCAAAAAAAGTATAAAAATAATCACCATTATATGCATCGACACTTTCGTTGTACAAATGACAACTCCATAACTTATCATCGATATTAAAAATAGTTGCATAACTATTGAGGTATTTATACTTAGAATCTTGGGATAAAAATATTTTACCGTATTCTAATTGTAAATGTACTTTTACAAATCGTCCGTTCAAATCTTCTGTAGAAGACATGAGATTGTAATAGTTCATAGCGTCGCAATGATTTTTAAAATCATCCTCATCAAGGGATAGCATACTGTCGATGTTTTTAGTTGTTCCAGTGTAATCTGAATTTAAAGAATGATAATATTCTTGTTTGGATTTTAATTCGTTTTGCTCGGTAATACGCTCATCCTCTATTTGAGCTAATGTTTTTGAAGTATCGATATCTTTACCCCATTCTCGTATGTAATCTGCGTAATACATATCAATAATAGGGTAGTTCAACCCATTTGCATAATTATATTGAACATCTTTGACTGTACCATATATTCTAAAAACGTCGTTCGAGTATATAGGAAATGATTTATTTATCCTACAGTCAAGTATATCGTACACTCTATAGGTGTGTTGATAATCGTTATAGTCTTCGATATAACTTTCTGCAGCTCCGCATACATATTCATCGTTCATTGTATCTGTAAATAATATTTCTTTTGTAACATTCTTACCAATCCATGATTTATCAAGATTGTTGTATGTGATTTCTATACAAGAATTTTTAAACGCATCTTTATCATAAATAGGTATAGAAGAATTTTTACATTTTTCTATTATTTCATCAGATATAGTAGAAGTATTAGCTTCATTTTTATGCGTTTCAGGTTCACTAGATAAAGTATTATCATAAATAGCGGATTCAGTTGAATATAAAATTGCATCCGATGGAGAATGAATTGATGTGACACGTTCAGAATCTGATTCTGAACGGAAAATACTACATATATTTCCAATAACGCCTATCGAGAAAATGAAAATTATTGAGCTGATAAGTTTTAATACGATATAGGGTAGTTTTTTGACCGGGTTACTTTTTATGCAA